ACCGCATACACGCCTCCCGGCGTACCAACGCAGTTCTGCAACGTGCCAGAAACCACGCTACCGGCCGCCGGATTGGTATTGGTCGGGCTCGTGTCAAACCAGCACTGGCTGCCGGTATAAGTGATTGTCGCCGCGCCGTTGACTGTCATTAGAACATCCGGCGTATATGATGCCCCGTGCGTCATGGTCGTGCTGAGACCTAATGTGCCACTATAGCTCGTCATCGAGGTAATGGCGCCAGTGCCAGTACCGCCGATCAGCGTCCATGTAAGGCCGGTTGGGCCAGACACAACCGTAATCGCGCTGCTGATCTGCTGCACGGCCGGGTCGCTCGTCACCTCGGCCCAGACATAATAGGTCCCGGCCGACGGCGGCGTAACCGAAGCCGTCCAGCCGGTGCCGGACACCGTCGCGGCCGTCCAGCTCGATGGCGGCGTCGTGTTGCTGGTGGAAAGCCCAACCTGCACGGCCGTCCCGCTCGGCCCAACGGTGCCGGACAGCGGAATCGCCGTGCCAGCCGTGCCAGAGCTCCCCGGCGCGGTGAGGGACAGCGTCGGCGCGGAAACCGTAATCGCGCTGCTGGTGGTCGCCACCGCCGGCGCGCCCGTCTGCTCGGCCCAAAGATACAACGTGCCAGCACTCGGCGGCGCCGTACCCGTGCTGACGCTCCAGGTTCCGCTGGTCACCGTGGCAGCCGTCCAGCTCGATGGCGGCGTCGTATTGCTGGTGGACCAACCCACCTGCACCGCTGTGCCGGACGGCGCGACCGTGCCGCTCACGCTCACATTCACACCCACCGTCGCGGTGGACGGCGCGGAGGTAATCGCGATGGTGGAAGACGTCACCGTCACCGCCCCGCTTACCGCCTGCACCGCATTATTCGCGGTCTGCCGCGCCCAGATGTAATACGTGCCAGCCGTACCTTGCGTGATCGAGGCTGAGAAGCTGGTCAGGTTCACCGTCGCCGAAATCCAGCCCGTGCTCGGCGCCACTGTGGCACTGGTGCCAATCGCCACCTGCACCGCCGTCCCGCTCGGCCCAACGGACCCCACAATGCCAATCGCCGCCCCCGGTATATAATTGCTGGCGGACGTGCCCACGCTCAAACCGGTGCCAACCACGCCACTGCCCGCACCCATGATCGCGACATTCACCACATTGGTGCTAGATGCATCGGTATAGCCGTCGATCAGCGCCAACTGGCCGGGCGCCAGCGTCGTCGCGCCGCCATAAACCGTAAAGCCGCTCCCAAACGTCACGGTGGCCCCAGCCTCGGCAATCAACGTGCAGCGGAACCCATTGCCGACAGACGCGAACGCATCCGGCGTCAGCGTGAGGGACGCATTGGCGATCAGCTTGCGGTTGTTATGCACGGAGGAGTCGAGCACCGTATTGCCGGACAAATTCACCACCGGCTGAAACTGCGCCGTCGCCTGCGCCGCGAAATACCCGCTCCACATCTCGGCGATGGTGTTCACCACCAGCGCCCCAGCCTGCAGCGTCAAAATCGCATCGCCAGCACTGCTGGCAGCCCCCGTCGCCAAGGACGCCACCGGCGTGCCCGCCGCCGCCAGAAAATTCGCAACCGTAATCTCGGTCGGAATCCCCCCGATAATCGCCGCGATAAAATCCGTCAGCGCGATGCTGGTGCCGGTCGGCAAGGTGGCCAGGTTGGCATTACTGCCGGCAGCGCCCGCCGGTCCCGTTGCGCCGGTCGGCCCGGTTGGTCCAGCCGGACCCGTTGGCCCAGCAGCGCCGGCAGCGCCCGCGGCCCCAGCAGCACCAGCCGGCCCGGCCGGACCGGCTGGACCATTAAGTACAGTTCCGCTCGGCCACCCGCCGCTCGCCTTCGGGCCATAAAACGTCACAACCCCGCCGGTGACCTGGAAATAGAAATCGCCAACATTGCCAATGCTGCCAGCCGGAATGCCAGTGCCAAATTCAATCGTCGCCCCAGCCGTCCCCTCACCCAACATGCTCAGCAGCGCACTCAGCAGCACATTGCCGTTCTTCAGGCCGGTGGAAGCGGCCGGGTCCACCACCGGCAGCAACATCCGCCCCAGCGGCGCAAACTGTGTCAGGCCTGAAATCGGTGAGCTGGGCATATTAAGGTTCCATCAAAAGGCAGCCATCGCCATCTTCAAGCAGCAACACGCCACTCAAATCTTCCAGCCACCACGCGCTCTGGCCCGGCGGCACGCTGAATTGCACCCAGGTCAGAACCCCATTCACATCCTGCAAATCCCAGGTCTGCGAAGGGTCCGCCGCCAGTGGATAAGGCGGCACGCCGGCCGGCAAAACCACCCCGCCAACCTGCGTAATCGTGACACTCGGCCCGACGGCATTTTGCGTCACGCCGATGCTCGCGGGCAGATTATTGGCCCCGCTCATCAGCTCATCACCGGGTCAAAATCGGCCTGCTCCGGCTGCAACTGCGTCACCGCGCGGCCGACAAAAATCCCGAACGTATCGCTCACCGTCTGCGGTCCGCCGGACGGCTGCACCAGCACATCCATCCGCAGCAACCCCTCCGGCCAGGCGGACGTATCCTGCACGAAAACACTGGCCTGCCCGGCCGTGGCCGTTGCCGCCGGCGTGATCGTCGCCACCAGGTTGAACTCCGCATCCCGCACATGCGCCAGCAGGCCGACATTGGTCAGCGAAAAGGCCGACCCATCCGCATTGCTGAAGGACAGCGTCAAGGAAAGGCTCTCGCCCCGCTTAATCCGCACCATCATCAGGCGTAACTCACCTGCAAATCGAGCTGCGCAAACGCCATCGCCATCTGCCCAGGAAGCCCTCCACCCGCGCCGGTAGATACCTTTAAACTGAACGTTACCACCGCGCCCGGTGCATAAACGGTCGGCAGAAAAAACGATGATTCGACGCCAATCGTATTGCCCGCCGCCGTGGCACTCAAAAGCGTCGAAACACCGTTCGTACTCACGCTGCCGTCACTAACTGAAAGCGTGAAACTTTGCTGCGTTTGAGCGGTCGAACCACCTTGCAACGTCCCATGCGCCTTGACACGAAAGCCGCCCGACGGAGAATTGACAGGAAACGTCACCGTTCGCGTAATTAGCGTGTAGCTGCTGCTATTGCCCGTGGTGGTCGAAAGGCTCTGCGTATCCTGGTAAAACGGCAAACCCGCCGGCAGCGGCGACAGATAGACCACGATCCAATTCGAGCTATCGCTGACAATCCTGGCGATCTGCCCGGGTGCCACTTTGAAGCTGGCGGTGCTGGTGCCGCCCGGCCCCAGAAAATCATTGGCCGGCGTGGCGAGGGTCTGCGCATAGGCGCTATTGTTCCAAACCAGAAAGCCACTGCCCGCCGCCGCGACCGGTGTCGGCAGCGTCAACGTGATCGCGCTCGACGCTGAAATCTCCAGCACCTGCCCAGACTGCGCGGCCGTGACGGTCGCCGATCCAACGGCGTAGACCGTGCAAGATTGAAAATTCCCCGCCGCCGCAAGCACCGCCAGCTTGGAGATTGCCGCAGGCAACTGCACCGTGCTCACCGCCGGCGTCAGGCCCGCGGCCGTCAGCGCGCCGATCAGCTCACCTTGCACATCGTTCAACCAGGTATCCGTCACTTGCGTGCCATTCGCCCGCCCGGCGGACGGGTTTGCCCCCAGAAACTGGTTGACCCCCGAAACCACATTCACATACAGGCCGTTAATATAATACATGCTGCGCCCTACGAATAAGAGAATACGGGGGTTGTGTGCGCCGGCGCCCGCCCGGCGATGATCGGCTCAACCAGGCTCGGCGCGTAACTGCCCAGCAGGTCGCCAGCGCTGGACCCGCCGGCCGTGAAAACCTCCACCGCCGCCGGCGGCATCTGCACCAGCCACTGGAATTCCGCCGGGTGGCTCACCAGCAAATCGCCGGCCTCCAGCCCAACCTCGGTCAGTTGATATTCGGTAATCGTGATCGTCACGCCGAAACTCGCCGCCAGCGCAATAAAATCCGCCGGCCGCACGCCGTAGCGCCGCGCCCACCGGCTCAGCGCCAGCGCCTGCCGGTCGGCAATGCTCAGCGGCACGCTATCGCGCCCATAAGGGTCCGGCCCCAGCACGCGCTCATAATCGGTCAGCAGATAATTCGCCTCGCCAGGATTAACCTCGGCCATCATGGCTTCCGCCATGCCCTCAAACCGGCTGATCTCGGCCGCCAGCGGCTTCAGCCATAGCGGCCAGTTCGCCCCCGGCAACTCCGCCAGCGGCAGCGCCTGGCCGGGCGGGGTCTTGCTCAGCAAATCCTGCAACACGGTCTCCGGATCGCGGCTCATATAAAGCTCACCGTACCCAGGATATTCAGCGCGAACAGCGATGGTGCCGCCACATCCGCCGCCGGCACGCTCATCTCATGGCTATACTCGCCGTCCGAATTGCTGACCGCCGCGTCCAGCCTAGTCACATAGGTGGTGCCGCCAATCGCCGCATCCTGCACAAAACTCAGCGCCAGCGCGGCGGATGCCGCCGCCCGCGTCGCGGTCGTATCCGGGTTCAGATGCAGGGTCACATTCACCGGGTTCAGCGTGATGCCATACACCGTCACATCGGCCGTCACCGGCCGCTTGCTGTCGATATAGGCCTGCACCGCCGCCAGCTGCTCCGTGGTCGGCGGGATCAGCCCGGTCATGGCAATCACCACGCTCACAACCCCGCCGCCACAGGCACCCTCCGGGCAGGCCGCCAGCGCCACGTTCGGCAGCGCCTCTTTCGCCCATTTCACATAATCATCCGTATTGCCGCCGGACGGCTCTTCGCGGATCTCCGCCAGAATACGCGCGCGCCAATCTTCCGGGTCTTCCAGGTCAGCACCGCCGGTAATCCCGTTGCTGTCCACCACCGCCGCCTGCGTGGTCAGCGCCGCCACCGGGCTGGTCACCGTCATTTGCGTGCCCGGCGCCAGATTGCCGGCACTCCCCGCAACCTCCGCCACCACCGGAATGCTGGCCGTGCCACCGGACCCGATATTCACCGCCGCGGTGCTCAAATAAACCGTGTTCGACCCGGCATAGCTGACCACGGTGTTAATCGGCACCGGCTCACCCGCGACGCCCGTCACAATCACATTGCCGCCGGCGGCGGAGGGTTGATCCTGCGGAATATCATAAATCGCCGCGAAGCGCGGCAGATTATCGACCGCCGTGTCCGGCATCATCTCCAGCGCCACATTGCCCTGGTAGAAATACAAATCCTGCATCGCCATTTCGGTGATGCGGCAATTCGTGGTGGCCACCGTATTGTCGTTGCGCGCGTCAATCCCGGCCAGCGCCGGCACGCTTTCATAGGTCGCCGCCGCGCGGTCGCTAATGTCGCCCGGCGCTGGGATCGGCCAGGGCATCAGAACGCCTGCTGCAAACTGATCGTGGTATCGCCGGCGCGCAGCCGGTAGCCCAGAATTTCCGGCGCCACATAACGCACCATCAACTGCAGTGCCAGGCCCCGCACGTCCTCCAGCCACTGCACGGCTTCGGCGATATAATTCTCGGCATCCACCCGCGTCTGCTCATCCGCAAGCCGCCTGGTCAGCAGCCACATCCGGCTGCCCGTCAGCGTGCCGGTGGGAGAAAGCGCATCGCCCGGATACCCGCCGCGCGCGGTAAAGCTCGCCGGCTCTTTCCAGTCCGGCACCGGCGTCGGCAGCACATCATCCGGCTTCGCGCGGCGGTCCGCCAGAATGGAAAACAGCATCGCACTCGCCGGCGTCGTATCCAGCGCGAAATCCGTGCCGTTGAACACCACGTCGCAGCATCGAAGCGTCGGGTTATATGCAAGGGAGATATCAACCATCGCCGCATCTTGGCCGCGCCGCGCCACATCGCACGATGACGCTCGTCATCGCCATCATTCCGGGTCCGGTTCGCTGGTCGGCGCGCCGCCGGCATGGTCATGGCCGTTATAATGCCCGCGCAGCCGGTCCAGCGAGCCATGACTGTCAGACACATCCCCGGTCGTTGTCAAACTCCCATCGACCGTCACATTACCGCTGAACGTCGTGCCGCCAGACGCATGCACCGCCACCGTGCTGCCCGCCCAAACCTCAACCACCCCGCCCTGCCGGATCGCGACACGGCTGCCATCGCCGCCATAAAGCACCGTCTCGCCCGGCAGCGTGGCACCAAACCGCGCGGACGGATTGGCAATCGGAATCGCCCCCAGATTGGACGGGTCCGCGCCAATCGCGAACACCAGACAGATCGCGCCATCCAGCGGCGGGTTGGAGGTAAAACCGAACGGCAAAAACACCTCCACATCCGCTCGGTCAACGCCATCGCCGGTGGTCAAATTCACCGTCTGCGCGCCGCCGCTATCATTGACGCTGGTCACCACGCCAAGGCTGACACCACCGCGAATGCCGCCGATCAACGCATGCAGCAGCGTCCGGTTTGTCGGCGCCGGGTTCATCCTTTCCTCGTAGGGCCAAAGCTCTTTGGCTTGCGGCCGATGATGTAGCGCGGATTATCCGCCGGCTCGTCAATCCGGTCGAACGCCGTGCGGCCCGCCAGCTCAAGCTTGGTCACCGCCCCCGACTCATCAAATTGATACGTCACGCCGCTGATCAGCATGTCCTTATCGATGCCGGCATAAGGGTCCGTCACCTTGCTTAAGCTGTTCGGCAGCCACAGCCCGCCGGCGCTCCCGGCGCGCCAGTCCAGCACGGTATAATTCAGCGTCTCGCCCATGCCTTTCGCAACGCGCAAGCCCCAGTCCGCCTGCTGCTGCACCGTCGCCGCACCGCTCTGCGTTTTCACCATCCGCACCGTCGGCCGGTAGCGCGTAATTTCCGGGTCAACCGCATGGCCGGTCATCACCGCACTCACGCTCTCCGTCGTCGTCGCATCGGTTGAAAGCTCGATCGGAAACACCAGCCCGTCAGGCGCGTACCCATGCGTCATCAACGGCACCTGGTGATGCCTGATCACGCTCCTGTTGGTCTGCCCTTTGACATAATAATCCGAAAACCGCTCGGCAAAGCTGCTTTTGCGGCCGCCATCCTGGATGTTGCCCGGCCTCGTCAACGGCGCCGGCGCCCTGCTGTTCCCGCCCCGCGTCAACAACAGGCCACCAACGCCGTCGGACATTACCAGCAGCGCGGTCTGCCGCGCCGCCTTCTCTGTCGCGGATAGCGCCAGTTCGTCGGCATCGATGCCAAACACCGGAAAGCTCAACCCCACATCCACATCCGCGCGCACCGCAATGCCGAACGGAGCGCAAATCCGCTGCGCGATCTGCAGCGTGTTCAGGTTGCGCCATTCCACCGGCCCGTTGGGCGCTGCCGCGCAATCCACCAAATCGCCGGTCTTATCCCGGCCGGTAATCTGGCAACTCAGGCTGCTCCCGCTCCAGCTCGCATCCACCTCGTCGATCCAGCCGGTCAGCACCGGCGTGCCGTCGATCAGCACCTGGCAGGCCTGCCCAGCCAGCACCGTCGGAAAGCGCGGAAACGGGTCAAGGTCCAGGTCAAAACTCAAAGCCTCGCGGCCGGAATCCCGATATTGAAACGTGAAACTGCCGGCGATATCGCGGAGGTTACGCGACACCTGGCCCGATACCCAGCGGGACAGCACCAGGCCGCCCACCTTCAGCACCATCCGCCGCGTCGTCGGCTGCTGCGGAACGGATGCGCTCATTGGTCAAGCACTTCCAGCGGCCCTGGCGGCACCAGCGCCGGGTGCCGGATATTATTGCGCGCGATGATATCCTGGTACGTCGCGAACACCTGGCCCGGATCATCCCCGGAAATATATTCCGCCAGCGTCCAGGCGCTCATGGTGCGCGGAATCATAATCGTCACCACCGCCGGCAGCCGCCCGATCAGCGAATTTAAATCCGCCGCCAGGGCCGCCTTAAGGCTGGCCAAATCGCCCCATACGGGTGCTGCGTTCGCCGGGTCCGTCTGCGCCGCCAGTGCCGCGGCCGCCAGCGCCGTGTCGATCGCCGCGTATAGCAGCGCGCCTTGCGCCTGCGCCTGCTGCTGGCTGGCATAATCAATCCCGCTCGCCGCCTGCACGGCCGCGCCCACGATCAGCGCCTGCATCGCGGCCGCCAGCGCCGGCGCCGGCACCGGCCCGCTGGCGGTGGCCGCTATGCCCGGCAGGGCCGCAAGCAGCACCGCGCACGCATCGGCCGGGTCGGCGGCCGTGGCGGCCACCGTGGCCCCGCCAGGCGCCACGGCGCTCGGCACCAGCGGCGCGGCACTGGCGGCGATCGCCGCCGGCACCGCCGCCAACTGCGCGGCCGTCGTCGCCGCCCAGGTCGAGCTGGGCGCGGTGGTCGGCGTCTGCAACAGCGCCAGGTCACCGCCGACAGCCGCCGAGATTTCGTTAAAGCTCCCGCTGACAGCTCCAATGGCATCGGTGAACACGCCGTAAACCGTGCTCACATAGCTCTGAACATACCCAAAGGCGCTCAACACGCCGGCCACCGGCGCCATCGCGCTCGCCAGCCAGTTTTCCGCCTCGGCCGTTACAGCATCCAGCTTCGTTTCCAGCTTGCTCAGCGTGTCCAGCCCGGCCTGCGCGGTCGGGTTGAACGGATACACCGTCACCTGGAATCGCGCGACGCGCAGCTCCTTGGCGGACAGCATGATACGCGGCCGCTGGCCCTGCGCCAGCACCACCTGCAAGGACCCCAGCCACGGATGCACCAGCGTGTACGGCCCGGCGGACCGGAACACCGAACGCAGCTGCCGGCTCTGCGCGATATAATCATCGCCCACCAGCAAGCCGTTGATCGAGATCGGCCCATCATCCGCGCCCAGGTCCTGGTAATCGGCGTCATCGATGCCGGGATAGATAAACCGCATCATCCGCCGGCCGACTTCCTGGCTGGTATCGATAACGCTGAACGGCACCCCCCCAAACGTCGCCGTCAACAGCGTGCTATAAAGCCCCTGGATATCGATCATGGCGTATTGAGCACCTGGCCTTGGTTAACCAGCAGATTCACACCCGCCGGTGCCGTCGTGACGGTGCTGGTCGGCGTGCCATCCGGCGCGACGTTGATATGAACGTCCAACCGCCCAAAATGCGGCATATGCGGATTTGTCGGATTGTCGGTGTTCCAAAATGTTGGAGACGTGACGGGACCGTAACCAGGGTTCTGCACGAAATTCGCGATAGACGCGATATGATCGAAAGCATCACCAAGTATTCGCACATCCTGCCGGAAATTTTCCTCGAACGTGTTCATCGGCGCGGCCTCGGTCCGCAAAGAGTTCTGGAAGTCATCATCCAGCGTACCCTGACCGATTTGTTTGAGCTGAGTATAATCGCTCTGATAGCCCGGAATCACTTGGCCATCAGGGCCAACAGAATCATTCCAATGCAGCATCAGGCTTCGCACGGCATCACCGCCCTGCAGGTTCGTAAACCAGTCGCTGATTACCGCGTTCCTGTCGGTCGGAGACATTTTTGCCGTCGCATTATGCACGAAATCAAGTATCGTCTCGATGGGGTCTTTGCCTTCCGCGACGGCCTGGTCTTCCATGCCATATAAATCTGCCGGCTGAACACCGTACTTGGCGAACATCTCACGCATCTGCGGCAGCATCATACGGCTCATCTGTAAAAAAGAACGCTCCGCATGTTGGGTGCCAACATAATTTATCATTTCACGATAATCGTTTGCTGCCTCGCTTGGGATTGAGACGTTTTTGATGATGGTTTCAAGCGCGGCATAGGTATGGTCCGCGACATCTGGCCCGGTATCGCCAGCGGTCGCTAAGGCACCCCCGATCACAGGTAGATATTGCCCAAAACTCTCTGCTGAGAAATGACCCATCTTGGTCGCGTAGCCCAACTGGGCTAGAACCGCTCCCATTTGGTCGGGCGAAATTTTAAAGCTGTCTGCAAGTGCGAAAACTGCCCCCTGCATATCGGTCACATCAATGGCATGGGCGGTCGATGCCTCAGCTAAGCTCGGCATCAACGCGTCAATTTCACTGGCTGGCAAGCCCGTCGTGATCAGGTATTTATAGGCCTTTGCCAGGTCAAGACTATTGGAATTATATTTTAATGCCAGCACATCCATCATATCCTGCAAGCGGCTCAGCTCCGCATCATAGGCTGCGCCATGCAGCTTTTCGGTTGTGACCGCTTGGCCGAGAACCGACTGATAATCAGCATAGTCCTTACCGTCATCATAACCACTGACGCCGACGACGACGTCCATCAAAAAATCGCCGCCGATATCCCCTCCGCCGCTTTTTTTCCGGCCTGACTGATCCTCCTCCGGCGCCGGTTGCTCCGGCCCCGGCAGCACCGTGCCCGGCGGAACAAACGCCGGCCGGTTCGGATCGCCCTCATCACCCGCCTGCGGCGGCGCGAATGTATTTTGGAACCCATACGGCCCAGCGCCCGGAATTCCGGCCATCGCATCCTTCAGCGCCTTGGCCTCATCCGCGTCCGCCTTCAGCGCGGTGCCAATCGCATCCACCGCCGTCACCGCCTCATTAGCCGCCGTCACCACCCCGGCCAGGTCATCCGTCACCAGCAGCGGCCCCCGCATCGCGGCCAGCTCCGCCGTCAACCCACCCAGCACATCCCGCAGGCTCTGCAAGGTGCCATCCAGCCCGGCAAACTCACCCTTGATCTCCTCAAGGCCGGCGTTCATCTCGTTGCGCAGCCGCAGCGTCAGTTCGGCGACAAGATCATCCACGTCATTTCCCTTTACCGCGCTCGATCAGCCCGGCCGCCGCGGCCGACCAGAACATCACCTGCCGCAAATCCAGCGCCTCCAGCTCGGCCAGGCTCCAGCCATAAAACCGGCCAAGGCCGGCCAGAATTACGGGCCAGTCCGGCGGCCAGGCGTCGTAAAAAAACGCACGACAATCATCACGGCCGCGATATCGCTGGCATCCATCCGGTCATGCAGCAGCCGCGCCTGGCCCAGCTCGATATGCGCGGAGGAAGCAATCATCTGCGGCCGGATGTCATCCTCGGACGCGGTGCGGATTTCCCGCTGGTTCTTGCCGGTCAGCCGGTGCAGATGCAGCGTTTTATGCACCTCTTCGGTAATGCTGCCATCGCTTTTCCGGCGCCGGATGGTGACCGGATAATCCAGATGCAGAATAAAGCTGCCATCGCCCACCGGCTTCGCATTCGCCGGAAAATCCGGCGGCAATACCGGCGCCGGTTTCGCCGTCTCCTCGGTCTCCTCCAACGCCGGCAAAGCCGCGTCATGCTCATCCAGCGCGGCCTCATCCACGATGTCGGACACCACGATCCGGCTCACGAAAGCACCTCTTGCGCTTCCGGCCCGCCCCACTCGGCCGACACATTATTCCCCGGCCCACCTTTAACAGTCGGGTCCTTCGTCAGGAACGCGCCGTTGATCGTATAGGTCTGGCCGGTATCGCAAATCACCTGCATTTCAGTGCCGTTCAGGGCCTTCAGGCTGGCGATCGACATGCCCTTGGTCAGCGGAAAGCTCGCGGTCACCTTGGCCGCCATATATTGCTGGCTATTGGTCACGCTCCGACCCGCGATCACCACGGTGCTGATCAAGCCTCCAGTCATGAACGTCGCCCCTTTATCGACGCTCAACTTCATGCCGCCCCACAACAGGTCGATAATACCAAGCGATTGCGAAACTGATCCGGACATCTGCTACCTCAGTTGTTGGAGATGAATTCCAGGCTGCCTGCCAACACGATCAGGTTGCCCATGATCTGAATTTGCTGCCGCGCATTCACCCGGTTGCCATCGTTGGGGTCGATCGTGAAGCTGGAGTTCGCGGCCGTCACGGCGGAATTCTGAATCCAGCCATTCTGCTCGTACACCGCGCTGCGCCCGGCCCAGCTCGCCTTCAGCATGCCCGGCGTCACCGCATCCGGGTCATAGGCCGCCGCCACCGTGCCGTCATTGGTCAGATTATTGCGCGGATACAGCTCGCCGATATAATTATCCCAATCATACCGCACCCGCGTCGGCACCTTGGTGCTCTGCAAATCAAACCAGGACGTGTTGGGAATGCCGCCCGGATCGGTCCGGTAGCTGGTGGTCACCCGCTGCAGATACACAGTGCCGGTGCTGTCGACATAATAGGTGCTGAACCCGGCATTCAGCAGCACTTCCTGCTCCTGAATGGTGAACTGGTCGGCCGCCGCCGGCGCCACGATGCCGGGCAGCGGCACCGTCTTCATCTGCAGGCTCGGTTTCTGCGCCGTCGAATAACAGCATGCGGCACCGTAAGATGCCGCGGTCTCCCAGCTCGGGCTCAGCGGGTTCTGCACCGGCAGCACGCTCAGATATTTGCAGTTCGGCGCATAGGTCAGCAGCGTGCCATAGGTGCCGGACGTCACCACATAGCCCTGCACATCCAGCTTCACCATCGCGCCGTACCGGCCGATCAGCCAGTTGCTGAACACGCCGGTATTGGTGGTATCGGTCCAGGCGAACACCACGTCCGTGTACCAGGCGCTGATGCCGGACAAAGCCGTGGCAATGCTCGTGGTCGGGTCCGTCGCACCGCCGGCCAGCGGCGTAATCGTCACCGTCACGCCTGCCGGGGTCATATCGCCGCGCTGCGCGTTGGTGCGGATATCGATCTGGTTGCCCAGCGTCCCGCCATGCGCGCAGGTCAGCGCGACGGACGAACCAGAGGTATAGCTCGGCGTCAGGCTGGGCAAGGACTCAAATCCCGGCATCGCCTGCTGCTGGAGCGCGGCATAGATATTCGCCGCCTGCACCGCCGGCGTATCGCCAGCACTCACCCCCACGGCCACGCGCACGCCACCGAAATAAAGCGCATGCGTGCCGGCCGCCGTCGCGGTGCCGGCCACGGCAATCGCGCCGGCCGCCTTGGTGGACCCTGTCGCATCGGCAATGCCAATCGCGTCGATCGGCGTGTACGGATTGGCCTTGATCGCGCGGCGGCACATTTTCGCAAGCTGCGAACCGCGGCCGAACAGCGCATCGGCCTGCGCGCCGTTATAGATCGGATAGGCCACGCCCGGCGTGGCCTGCACGCCCGTCGCATACATCTGGCCCATCACCGCCAGATGCGCCGGGAACGGCAGCACCGCGTTCTCATTGATCGCGGCCTTGACCTCCATATACTGCCCCGGAACTTTCCAGGTGTACGGAATTTCGTTGAAGATAATGCCGCCCGGCGTGACGCTTTCAGACATTTGTTAGCTCCCTTTCTTCGCGGCGGCCGCGGCTTCAACCTTCAGGGTGGCAGCCTCTTGCGTCAGTTGCGCGGCCTCGGCGGTCAGTCTGTCGGCCTCGCTCTCCGGCGCCGGCGGAATCACCAGGTCACCGGTCGTGATCAGCCGTTCCACCGCCATCGTGCGCTGCACGCTCTTGCCCTCGGCCGGCACGCTGCCGCCGCCCGGCAGCGGCAGCGGCACCAGCCGCCCAGCGCCCGGCACCACGAAAACACTCTCAACTTGATACATTCGGGTTCTCCCAATCGGAGCTATAGGTATCCACGCCGCCTTGCGGCCCCGGCACGTTCCAGACGGTCAGCAGCTCCTCGAACAGCCCCAGCCCGTCCGGCTTCAAAATCGCCTCGTCGACCCGCAGCGTCAGCGGCACCAGCAAATCCAGCGCGATCACCGCATGGTCTTCCGCCCAGGCGTCGGACACTGAATTCGCGATCTTCGCCACCGTCAGCGTGCCCGTCGCGGCATTCATGCCATGCAGCAGGGACGCCGCCGCCGCCGCCATTTTCAGCGCGCCAATCCCCTGCTTATCGCCATAGAACAGACTTTTCGGCGTGCCGTTATTCATCCGCACGGACACCAGCAGCATCCAGGATGCAACGCCCATGAAAATCCGGCCATCGGTCTTCGGCACAATCCCGCCAAACCCCAGCCCCAAAAACGGCTGGTTGCCCTGGGTCAGATTTTTCCAAACCGCCTTATCCGCGCCGGCATTCGCCGGTAGAAATTTAAATTGGAACAGCGCCGGCGGAAACCCCAGCTGCAACCTGGCCGAGATCGCCTTGCCTTGCGCGCCAATCGCATCCCAGTCCCGCAGCTCAAGCTTGCTGACAGCCTCGCTCATCAGATCGGGCCGCCCCAGAACGTGTCACCAATCACACAGCTCCCGCCGCTCAACGTATCGCTGAACACCGGGTCCCGCTGGCTATAGGTGGCATAGCTTTCATCGCCGGGTGCGACCTCCGACAGATCCAGCACAACCTTCCCCATCGCGATCCGGTCCAGCCAGACCATCACCTCGTCGCGGGTTTTTTGCACCTGCTCGGACGGGTTGCGCTCGCCGCCCAGGCTCAAATCATAGCGCGCCAGCGTGCGGCACGCCCGCGCGATCTCCGGCGGCGCCACATCCAGCGGCACCCGGTAGCGTTTCCGCAAATAGGTATCGATGATGGCGGAGGCGTCATCCAGCGCGGCCTGGATCGGTGCTGCCACCACGGCGACAGCCTCGGCCCCGTCGGGGGTCGAGGCGCGGATCATCTCCGCCGCCCCGTAAACATCCACCATATCCTGCACGCTTGCGTATGCCATTATTTCGCCGGCTCAGCTTTCGGCTTATGCGCGGCGACAAAGGCATCCACCTTGTCCGCCGTCAGCTCCTCGCCAACCACCACGGTCAGCAGCCGGTCGGCGATGATCTCCTTCAGCTGCTCCGCGCTGAAATGATCCGCCGGAAACGCCTTGGCGCCGGTGAAAGAAACCCCCGCGCAAAAGCGCGGCAGGTGAGAGCTGGAAGTCACTACGATCTGTTTTGCCATGATGCCCTACGTGGTTGGAAAAAATGCGCCGGCGCGCGACAGGCCGTGCCTGGCCGCCCGGTTAATTCAGCCAGACGTTCTCGACCGCCTTGACCAGGCCCTTGAAGGTGTTCGGCGCCAGATTGCCGGTCACCTGCGGGTCGTAATCATTGACCTCATAGGCCTTCGCCGTCGGGAATAATGATGTCGGAACGATCAGCTTGGTCGGCTTGATCCCCATCGGGGTGCCGTCCGGCCGCTTCCATGCCGCCATCGCGGTGCGCGCCGCGTTCAGGTTGGCCAGGTTCAGCGTCGCGTCGGAGCGGAACGCGAGCTGATACAACCCATACCCCGCCGCGCAGCGCATATCCCCGCCCCACTGGAACTCATTGCGGTCGAACACGCTGGGGTCCGTCAAGGACATCCGCGGCGTGATCACCGGCGCGCGGCGCTCTTGAAAGATGAACGGCTTCAGCACGCGCGAATCATCGATCAGATACCAGCTCGTGGAACCCCCGCTTTGATAGTTGGAATTCGTCGCGCTGGATGAGGTGTTCGGGAACGAAACATGGCTGGTGGAGAAGAAATCCTGCCCATCCACCCAAACGGTCGTGGTGCCGTTCTTGAACAGGCTGGCCACCATGATGTCTTTATAGTTCGCCATATCCTGGCCGAGCTGCGCCGCCGCCGGCGCCAGCAAACCGAATTTATCATCCTCGATCTGCTCGCGCCGCACGCCGATCGTTTCCTCGAACGTGCGGTTATAGATGCTGAACGTCTCCTGGCTCAGCGAATTGACAACCCGCTCGCCGATCCATTCCCGCACGCCCGGCAGCATGTCCAGGCGCGGATAAACCTCGGCATCGCCTGTCGAAGACACGACCAGGCAGAACTGCTTATAGAGCGACTCAGCAGCAAAGAGCTGGTCGTTGAACGCCATCTGAACCGTGTTGTTCAGCGTGGCGAGATTGGGAAGCGTAATATCCACGATTAGTGTCCCTTCACTTCGACATAAGTTTGGCCATTATCGATGCCGATCAGATAGCCGACGACGCCGGCAAACCCGCTGCCGGGTGCCGTCAGCGTCAGCGTGCCGTCATCGGTCGCATAGACCTTGGCATTGATGTTGGAGGGGGTGGCGGACGGCACCGTCAGCGCATACTCGTCATTCGCCGCCACGATGGTCGGCCCGGCCGAGGCGCTGGCGCTATTGTCATAGCCGGCTTGCGCCAGCCCCACGAAGGCAACGGCGCCGGAGGTCTGCGGCCGCACCATCTGGCCGGAGGAATTCACGCAGACCAGGCCGCCGGCGTAAATCTTCTCGCCGGGCGCGACCGGATAGCCGAATGCCGCCCCGCGCGCCGGCCCGCGGCGGCGGACCGTAATGTTTCCCGTAAGCGCCATTATGCCATGCTCCCTTCACTCAGCTGCTTCTTCTTGAAGGCAGCATATTTCTTCGGGTCCGTGCCCGTCTTGGTGCAGATCGCCATTTCGTCATCGGTCAGCGAATCACCATCGCCGGCGCCTTTGAACGACGTGCGCGTCGTCGCCCCGCCCGCATTGATGCTGGGCAGCGCGTTGATCTGCTTCTCCACGGTCTCCGGGTCGGCGACATGCTGCGCGATATAAAGGTCCCGCACCGCCGCGATCGGCTTGCCGGCCTTGATCGCCCCATCCACGAAGGCCGTCGCCTTCTCGGTCTTCAACTGCGCCTGCAGCGTGTTGAAGGAGGTTTCCAGCTCAACCACCTTCGAGGAAGGCACATGCGTGCGCTTCAGCTCGGCGATCTCGCCTTTCAGCGTTTCCACCTGCGCCGTGGCCGCCGTCAGCGCCACACGGGCTTGCGCCGCCGTCTGCAGCGTCGTCAGCACCTCGGCATCATCCACTGTCCCGGCAATGCCGAGCGCAGTGCAAATCTCGATTTTGTCCATGTTGTCCCCGGAGGTATGCAGCGCCGTCAGCTGCGTAAGGTTTGGGTTGTTGGTCAGCGCGGCGCTGATAATGCGCAGCACGGTTCCGTCCTTGGTGTGCTCGAACACCGGGCTGATGCCCTTATACGCACGGTCGGTCATCAGGGCCGTGCCGGAATCATTCCATTCCGGCCGCCCCCAAATCCCGTCAGCGCGGCTTTCCAGCTCCACGATCCAGCCGCGCGCCGGGCTGGGAGACCCCGTTTCCGGTGCGCGCTGGGTGGAGTGGTTCTCGTCCACCGGCAGCTTGCCGGCGGTCATCGAGGCCGTGATCACCGCTTGCGGGTCACGCAGGACATATTTTTTCCCATCCGCGCCGGAAAACACGCCAGCCGGGATCAGATGTATCCACTGGGGCACACCATCACCGGCTGGCAACGAAACAGTATGGGAGGAAACGTCCATGGCCGGGACAATGCCGGGGGGCGTTTCGCGATACACGCTGACGCTCGTCAGCGGGAAAGAGATTCAACCTTTGATACCCACCCCGGCTGGGCCAGTATGCGGCTGAAAGCGGTTTTTGGGCAAACCCGTTTTAAGGCCCGTACAGCGGGGTCAGTCCCCTGGAAGGAAGCGCGGCCCCAACCCGTTTCCGGAACCGCCCTTTAAAACCCCTCGCAAGCCAATTATCGGCCATGTTTTCGGCAATTCGGCGCTGCCCCCTACCGGTCGGAGCGTGTTTTCCGCAGTCCGATCAGAAAAGCCCGCTCCACCTCGTCCGGATCGTCCAGCCAGCCTGGCTCGAACGGCTTCTCGGCGGTGGACGAAACCGCCGGGCCATCATCGCGCTTAAACCGAAATTTTGACCTTTGCTGCACCGGCTTCTCTGCCACCGTTGGCGCCAGCATGGCCGGCAATCGTTCCGATCCGTTTTTCAGCATCAACGCATCGATGTTAAGTGCCTCGCCCAGCCGCAGCCAAATTTTGCCTTCCGGACGGTTAATCGCCTTTTCCCAGTTATACACGGTGCGCTCGCTCACCCCGCATCGCTGCGCGAGCTGCGCGCGCGAAAGCTTGCCGGCCGCACGGGCATCAGCAATGCGCTGGCCAAGCGCGATTTCCTTGGGGCTGGGGGCAAGCAGCTTTTTCATGACGCCAGATGACCAATGCCGGGATCTGAAAACCGCAGTTGGACGGCACCGGCGTCTTTAGGATCGCTCCCTGGACATGCACGCGGGCATCCCGGCATTTCTATCTTGGTCATAACGGTGTCCAACTGTTGCGGGCTTTCAGGCCCTAACAACGGTCTAAGAAACCGTTTCCGCGTCGGTCAAGCGGCTCTTAAGGCCGCCTAAATCAGCCGCCGAATATAATCTTTCGTCAGCCCAACAATCTCCGCCCGGTCATCCAGGCTCAGCCCCAGATACGGCCGCGCCGGCAGCGTCACGGATTGCACATGCACCAGATAGGCTTGCGTCATCCCCATCGCGCCGGAATTCCCTCTGGCGAACCGCCCGCCCAGCACGAAGCTCAGCGCCCGCGCCTCCTTCGGCACGATCACGGCGCCGAACTGCTGCGCGCGCGCATAGGGCAAGCCGCTGCCCCACCGCACCAGGTCGGCGCCGGTCTCGTAATGCTGGGAATTCATCAAATCGCCGGAAAACCGCAATATATCCGGGCTGCCGCCCATCGCCGCCTTTATATCGGCATAGGCTGGCAGCAGCGCGTGCCAGGCCGTGCCATCCGGCCCCGCTTGCGTGGCAAACCGCCGCACCGTGCTGTCGGTGCCATAGGCGCCGAGAATGCGCAGCAGCGGCGTGGGGTCGGCAAGTCCCGCCTGCACCCGGTCCAGCCCCGCCAGAAATGCGGCATCATCAAACGTAACCTCAAACGCCGCCCCAGCCATCAGCCGCCGGCCTGGCGCATATCCTCAAGCCCCAGCGCCGCGTACCGCGCTTGCTCCGCCTTCGCCTCGGCGATCATCTGCCGCAGCTCATCGTCGTTGCAATGCTTGGCACGGTTCACCAACCAGGTGCTGGTATATTCACCCAGCTCCTCAAGCAGCGCGTCGCGTGTTTCACTGTTCGGCATCAGGTTCCGGCCCATCTCCGGCCACCAGCACCAGCTGCTGGCCGTCATTGATCAAGATACGCAGTTTCGTCCCCGTATTCAACAAAACCTCATATTGCCGGAAGCGGTATTCAGGAAACGGATGCACATAGGCCGCACCCCGCGTCCCGGCCGGCACGATAATCTTCACCATCGCGCCATGCTCGCGCAACACCTGGTCGGCCGCCACGCTCTTCACCGCCGTGGTGGAAACAAAGCCGGCAGCGTTCACCGCCTCGCCAATCTTCGCGCTGGTGTAAATCCGCGCCTCCTCGGCGCCGATCGCGCGCCAGGTCGCCACGCTCAGCGGCATACGCGCCTTGCCCAGCGCGCCCTGCAGCGCCGCGGCCGCCTCGATGATCGGTTGCGGCTGGCTGGCGCCGCGCAGCGCCGCGTTCATCGATCGGCCAAACAGCCCTTTATACTGGTCGAGCGCCTCGCTCTCCGCCGGCGTCAGACTATCGGCCCAGGGCTGCATCAGCGGTTTCAGCGTCTCGTCGGCTTGCTCCGGCGTTCCCAGCCTGGCGGTTTGCGGCAGCCGGATCGCCTGGGTCACCGGCTTCACATCCGGCGCCGTCACCGGCATCTTCCCGCCATTCTTCCAGACCATGCCGGGGTTATAGGCAAAGCCGGGGTCCACGCCGGCCGGGTATTTCGTCACCACGCCGGTGGTCTTATTCACATATTCCCGCCAATCCAGCGGCGGCGCCGTCTGCGGGCCTTTCAGCCCCCTGGCCGCCAGCCCGCGCTCATTCACCAGGCCGACAATGCAATGGCAACCCCAGCCATTCGGCGGATAATTGGTGGCCCACCAGGGGTCATCCGCCCGCAGCACCATGCCGCTCCAGGCCACATGCTGCAGCCTGGGGTGCGCGCAATTCACATGCAGATATTCCCAATACGGGAACGCCGCCAGCACGTCCGGGTCCGTCTGCTGAATATAGCGCCCGGCCGAATAAGCATTCGCCATATTGGTTTTATAGATCACGCTGGCCCGCCAGCCTGGCCGCCCGGCATGCTTCCAGCCGTATTTCTTCACCAGCTCGTCGAACGTCCCCCGGAATTTATTATATCCCGTGCCCTCGGAAATCGCCTCGTCGACCGCGGCCTTGAAATCCGCCACCAGCGCATCCTTGGTCGCCCCCGCCACCACGAAGCTGCGCGCATGCGCCTCGTTCAGATATTCGGTCCAGTGGGTCGATGTCGCGGGTTGCTTCTGCCGCAGATAATCAATCGCCTCCTGGAACGGCATATCCGCCGCTTTTGCGATGCCGGCCACGGCTCAGCCTTTCGCGTGGCCGGTAATCTCGTCCAGCAGCTCGGCCTGCCCGGCCAGGTTGGCCAGCGCCAGTCCCTGCATGATCGCGGTTTGAAACGCCGTGTCATCCAGGTCCAGCTTGCGCAGCCGCTTGGCCAGGTCATCGAAATCCTCCGCCTGGGCAAAGCACGCTTGCACCTGGCCGGCCATCTGGCCTAGCGCCGCCCCCGCGTCATGCGCCAGCCGCGCCTCCAGCGCGTCCAGCAGCGGCTCTCCGGCGGCCGTATGCAGCGCGATCAACTTGCCGAACAGCTTGCCCGTCATCAGCGCCCGGCTGTCGGAGCTGGGGTTGATCGTCGGATGCGGATTGGCTTTGATCTTCAAATCGGTCGAGGCCAGCGGGTCGTTTGGGTCACCCGCCGCCGGCGCCGGCGGCGGCTCAAGCACCTCGTCGCCCTCTTCCGGTTTGGTCAGTTGCAGCCGGTCACGAATTTCATCCGCCTTGACGCGGAAGCCGAACGCCCCCAAATCCGCGACCGCCGCGATCACGTCGGACAGCGGCACTTGCTCCGGCGTGCCGATCACGATGGTCGGGTATCCGCTCTGCGGCCCAAAGGTGAAGGCAATCATCGCCGGAATAATTTTTTGGTTGACGCTGCCGGAAATCAGCATGGCGTCGAACTGCTCCACATCCTGCTCGGCCGCGCGATGTTCCTGCCCCACCGCATGCCCGCCGGAAATCGCATCGGTCCCGGCCGTCCCGCCCAGCACCATTTTGCTGACCTCGTAATTCAGCCAGTTGGCGCGGTCGCTGAACAGTTTCGACCCGTCATTCACATTGCCGGCCTGCACGAATTCCATCTCCATGCTTTTCGGGATAATCGCCGCCAGGTCCCCGGCGATACCACGCACCGCGCGCCACAGTGTGCGCTTATCGTTGTCCCCCGCTTCCGGCCCATATCGTCCCAGCCGCACCGGCAGGCCATAGCCTTGCACAAACAGCGCCCAGTCTTTCAGCGTGAAGGTGGCATACATCCACATCCAGGCGATCATCCTTGTAATGCCGCTGCGCGCCGCCCCGCCGGACTTGCTCTTATGGGCGTGCAGCATGAATTTGTGCGGCACCAGCGGCCGGTAGCCGGCATCGACCCGCTCCCAGATCGTCTCGCCATCTTCCCAGCTCACCTCGAAATCGCGCTGGTTGCGCCATTTAATCGCCTCCGGCCAAAAGCAGCCGGGCTCGGTTTTCCAGATGATCTCGTTGACGGAATAACCCTTGCCGATCGCGTCGGTGATATCGAACATCGCGTGCTGCAGCACCTGCGTTTTCAGCCATTTCCGCACGAAGTCGGCCTGCTCTTCGGCGCCCGGCACGTCTTCGGCAGCTTCCACCGTAATCGGCAGCAGCGCCACCTGGCGCCGGCGTTTCGCCAGCACGGCGGAGTAATGCGGGAACAGCTCCTCGATTTCCTCGCACAAAATAAACCAGTCGCGCGTGCTGCCATTATCCGCCGCCCGGATCAGCATGCCCAGCCGTTGCGGGTTGATCCCAAACGCCAGATGCCCCGCGAAGGGTGCCCGGACAGACATGCTGCTGGGTGCCGCGATCTCGGTTTGCAACTGCGCGATTTCCGGCGCCCCCAGCGTCCGGTTATCCTGGTCAACCACCGCCGTCAGGCGCGGCTCGATCCGCTGTTTTGGTTTAACCGCCATCATCTGTTCCTTGTGTTGTCGCCGGCGCCAGTGCGGCCAGCCGCGCATCGATCTCGGCATTCACCGCTTTCAGCCGATCATCCGCCGCCGCCATCTGCGCGCGGTAAGCGCTCGGCACATCCTGAAACTCCGCCGCCTGCCGCGCCGCCATCGCCGCCCGCATTTCCGCGTGTAGCTCCACCAGGCTCATCTCGGATAGCGGTTTCATGCGGCACTTGCTTCCGGAATTAGATCAAGACCTTCGCCTTCAATAACCGTCACTTTCGCCGCCGCGATGGAACGCATTCCCTGCTTCGGCCAGTCCCTCAAACGCCCATCGTTCTCGACAGCGTGGCATCCCCAAAAACGCGAACCGGCATGCGGCGTTCCGTCTTCCCACTCCCAATAAACGACGAGCAATTCGGTGCTTTTTTCTGCCTGTTCCGCAACATCTTGTCTCATTGCATTACTTCCTTCGGCAGCTTGACGCGCGCGGGCACCACAGCCGCCGGCATCTGCCGCCGATATTTATAGGCCAGCCGCCGCACCTGGTTGCGCTGGTTTTCGGTCAGCTTGGCCGGATCACTCTGATGCATATTCCGAACAAACCGCTTATCCCAATAGCCTGGCAGAAACGTGCATTGCGCCAGGTGCTTGAGCATCTCTTTAAGTGCGGCCAGCTCAGCCTGGTCGACCAGGTCAGCCACGCAATGCCTCCATGCGCTCGGCGATGATCATCTCCACCTCGGCATCAATCGCCCGCAACGCCTCCATTGCCTCGGCATAGAGCTGCGGCTCTACGCATTTTTGCTCCTCCAATTTCCGGAGCATCTCGTCGATCGTTGCAATCTCAGGGGCGGCATATTTGACCATCTGAAACATCACCCGGCAGCCCGCATGCTCTTTGCTCGGCACGAATTCATCAGCCATTTTGTCTCTCCATTTCCTGCACAATCGGGTCATGTGGCGGCAGCCGCGGCCGGACATGCGCCGGCAGATATCGCCGGTGTGACCACATGATCGCTTTAATCCGCTCGATCTCGTCGCGGGACGGCGCATGCCGCAGCACGTTCAGCTTATGGTCCATAGCGGAGATAAAATGCCCATCCGGACTGCGCCGCTCGATGCCGAGTTTTTTCAGCTCATCAATCTTGCCGCCATAACTCGCGGTCAGCGCCTTCGCCAGCCGCAGCGCGTCATCATCATCGGCTTCTGCAACAGCGTAGGCCATCAATAATCCCTCCGCGTTAAGCCCGGCATAAAGCCGCCATCATTCCGGTCCTGCGCCTCGTTCGCTTCCGCCGCGGTACCGTACCAGCCATCACCCCCGCCAGGCCCGCGCGGCAAATCGCGCGGCGCCGGCTCATATTCATAAATCATCACCTCGGCCCGGCTGGCCGCCACCGCCAGCGCGCTCGCCACCGCGCTATCGCCATGCCGCTTCTTGCCCACTTCGCCGGTGCGCTCTTCCGGAATCCGCCCCACGCCGCGCACCAGCTTCACCAGCCGGTGGTCATCGCCAATCTCGCGGTCGCGCGGAATGATAATCGTGCCGTCTTCAAACTCCGCTTTCCAGCGCGGCATGTTATCGCGGTACCACGGCTCGTTCAGCATCACGGCTTCAATCCGCTCACCGTACCGTTGCAGCATCGCCTCGGCCAAAAAGCCGCCATTGCCGGTGGCATCCAGCTTGCCAGCGCGGAAGCGCGGCAGCCGGTCCGTGATGTAGAACAGAATCTGCCGCTGCGCCTCATAGGGCACGTTGCGCATTTCCAGCGCGAACGGCGTGAATTTCACCAGGTTCTTGCGGATCACCAGCGGCCAGAACACTGACAAATCGCGCTTGCGGCCAAAGTCATGCCCAAACGTGGTCGGGTCATTCGGGTCCAGCGTCTCCAAAATCGGCCGCAGCTCGCGCTCGCAGAAATCCCGAATTTCCGCCTGGCGCAGATGCTCCGCCATCATCAGGAAGCTTGGCGGCAGGTCCAGCCGTATCACCGGAATCCCGTCCTGCATCCGCGCCTCGATCAGCGCGGCGGACAGATACGCCCCGCTGCCCGCGGACGGAATCGCGAACAGCTCCTCGTCCGCGCTGCTGCCATAAAACGCGATAATCTCCGCGCGCCAGGTGGCTTCCGCCTCCGGCGACCATTCCGCGCCCGTGGTCAGGCAGATGCGCTTATACAGCCCATCCGTCAGCGCATCATCGAACGTGGTGCGGCCCAGATGGTACGGCAGCCGGCCGGCACGGATATCCTGCACCAGCACGTTGAACGGGTTGGCATCGCCGTCATGCGTGCTGATAATCAGCACCTTTCCGCCCCAGATCAGCAGCGCGAAGGCCGCCTTCATCACGCCGTTCAAATCATCATGGAACGCCGCCTCATCGATAATCACCAAGCCCTGCAACCCACGCAAGGATCGCGGCACGGACGGCAGCGCCAGGACTTTGAAGCCGGACGCGAACGTCACGCGGAACGCTTTGATTTCCTTCTCCGGATGGTCCGGATCGGTGAAAATTTCCTCGTCCACCTCGCTGGCGGCTTCGTTAAGAAGCTTCGCCCATTCACCAACATAGTCGATGAACTCTCGCGCCATCTCCAAATTGTAGCCGATATACAGCGCGTCCATGCCGCCGGCCGCGCGTGTGCTTGCCGCCGTCAGCGTGGCGATCGCCGCCGCCGCCCAGGAAAAGCCGGTCCGCCGGCTCTTCTCCCAAACCACAACAGCGAATTGGGAGACGCTCGCCATCAGCTTCTGCTGATAGGTTAGAAAAACATCTGGCAGCCCCAGCCCGTCAAACCTCGCGGGGTCAAACATGCTTTGCCTCCGCATCCCGCCAGCCACGGTCCCACACCTGGTGCAACTCATGGCCCGGCGTGAACGGGTTGGCCTCGCGGCCTTCGCCGCTCACAAAGGCTTCGGTGCCGTCCAGCTCGGCCATCCGCACTAGGTCGACAGTGTTGTCGGGCTCAGCCATTCCCGGCCGCCGGCATTTCCAGTTGCGCATTGTGCCGCATTACCTGCACAAGCGCGCCGAGCGAGACTTCCATCTGGAAAACATTGGGAGAGCTGGTGGCCGTCACCGCGCCGATCGCCGCGGCCTGGCCGACCACGATAGACCGCAAATCCACGCCGGCCTGCAACCGCGTCATGATAAACTGCCGCAGCAGCTCTTTCTCTTCCAGCGCCGCTTTGCTCATCATGCAGAAGCTCCAAATTTTTCGGTCTCATTGCCCCAGGCCACCCAGCCAGGCGCGGCTTCCCGCGCGAATAGCTCGATGCGCGGGCCGTCAAACTGCTTCTCGATATCGGCGCGCATCTGCTCCGGCTTGCGGCTATGCTCCCGCACCGGTGCGACAATCAGGTTACGGATGCTGTGGGAGCGGTATTTTACCTTGCCGATCTGCCCCAGCAGCCAGAACTCTGCCGCGCTCCGGTAGCAATATCCGGTGCCGAACGCCCATTTCGCGCCGGTGGAGGATTGCTTGGCCCACGCGCCGGCGGAAACAAATTTAAAGCCCCACGCCGCCATCGTCTCAATCGCCTGCGGCAGCATCGGCGCGGTGGCCCACATCACCAGCGCGCAGCCATCCGGGTTCGCCAACTCCCGCACCGGCAGCGCCTGGATATCCGCCAGTGTCATGCACGCATAATGCGCCACCGGATTTTTCGCCTCACCCTTCGCGCTGAAATTCTCATACTTCCACGGCGGGTCAGCCAGTATCACCCGCGCCTGATATTGCGGCAGAGACGTGAACGGCGATGGCTCGAACAGGCTCATGTCGCCTTCACCCCAAAAATTTTGGCCTTGATCATCTCAACCGTCGCGCCTGAAAGCCCGGCATCCTTCGCGACATCTTCCACCGCCGCGAAGGACTCTTGCTTCGCCTTCTCCGCCGCGCGCTTTTCCGCCAGCGCGATAAATTCCACATTGCTCTTGCTGGCCCGCCCCAGATGGTCCAGCGCCTTCGCCAGCATCATCACGCCTTCGGGGTCACCATCCAGCGCGGCCTGGCCGGCCTTGTGCACATCCTCGCCATCCGCCGCCTTCATGAACAGATCCATGACAGCCGAATGCAGCAGCTCGATATTCAGCCTGGCGGTGCGGCTTTCCGGCGCGTCGCCCAGCTCGCGCACCAGCGCCTCCGCCACCGTCCGGCTCTGCCGCATCTTCTCGCCAATCTTGTCCAGCCCTTTAATATGCCGGCCGAGCGCGGAGCGGGATACAGCCACATGGCTGCGCATATCCGCCAGGTGCGACAATATCGCGTCGATCGTATGGCCCTCGCCGCGCAGCCGGCCGATCTCGGCGCGGATTTCCGGCGGCAGCCTGTCGATGCTGGACGGCCTGGCCATCAATCAGGCTCGCGGCGCGCCACACCCGGATGCACGCGGCCCTCGGCCACTTCCTGGCCGGCGGTCCGCAAATGCGCAATCCAAAGCTGCCCGCTTTGCGCGTCGATCTTCTCCAACCGGATCAGCCCATGCTCATCCAGAAACGTCAGGTCCGCGCGGATCAGCTCGCGCGTCGGCGTGTGCCCAAACCGCTCGGTCACTTGCTTCAGCACCGTTTCATTGGCCGCGAAAGCCGCCTCATTCAGCGCCCGCAGGATCACCAGGCGCCGATTTTCCGCCAGCAATTCGTTAAAGCTCATTGCTTCTTGCCCCCCTGCTCGATCTCATTTTTCACAAGAATCTGCAGCATGTTGTTGGTGCCGGTCAGCAAATCCCCCAGCCCATCCAGCCGCCCGACAATCCTTGAAGTTTGCTGCTCCACATTGCCAAGCCTGGTATAAATCGGGGCGACATCCTCGGTGGTCACCAGCCTGGCCATCGAGGTATTGATATCCCCGATTTCACTTTCCACGGCGTTCATCCTGTCCCCCATTTTATTATGTTCGGACCGGGTGACGAAAGATGCCTGCATCCGGTAGATGAACATGCCGCCGAGCACATTGCCGAGCACCAGGAGTACCCCCAGAACCTCCGCCGCGGCTTGCCAATCTGCTGCATTCATCGGTTATTTCGCTGTCGCCTGGGTTTCGATGGTGGCAATCTCCGCCACCGTATCGCGGCAATCCGCGCCCGCTTCCTGCAATTGCACAAGGTAATCGGCCACCTGGCTCTGCAGCGTGAAATTCCCGGCCGCCGGTTCCGGCATGCAGGTCAGCAGCCCAGGCGGCAGCGTCACGCGCTCAACCTGGATGCGGGTCAGCTCAGGCGGCGCCGGCGGCGGTGCGGCGCAGCCGCAAAGGGTCAGCGCCAGCAGGCCGGCCAGCACCAGGCCCTGCACGGTCAGCACGGCGATGCGTGGTTTGATTTTCATTTGCATGTGCACTCCTTGTCGCCGCCGGCAGCGCCGCATGTGCATTTTCTGGCGGCCTTCATTTTGCCGCTCCCTGCTGAACGGCAATCTGTGCCAGCGCTGCGGCAAGCACCGGCGCCACCGGGCCATCCTGGCCGGGCTGTGCCGCCTGCTGCGCAATCTGTACCCGTTCGGCCGCCGCATCCGTCGCGGCCGCCTGGGCGCGGCCCTGGTGCGCGGCCAGTGCCGCGTTGCTCGCCGCCATATTGCTGGCCAGCGCCGCCGCCGCATTGGCATTCACTTGCGCGTCCACCCGCGCGTCGGCCGCCTGCTGGTTGGCCAGCGCCAGTTGCGCGGCCTCCACCTTCGGCAGCTCATACCGGTAGCCGGCATAAAACCCGCCGGTCAGAAACAGCAGTGCCGCGATCAGATAGGGTGCGGCTTTAAGGGCCGCGCTGGCCAGGGTCGGCATTGTCGGAATCCTTTGAAAAACGGGAACGAATGGTTAGAGAGCCGAGCGAGCCGCCGGCGAACGCGCCGCAGGCGTAGGCAAATTCCAACGGCACAAACTCAGCGTGGCACCATACCACTTTGTAAATCGTCAGCCCCGCCAAGGTCAGCCCGAAAATGATCAAGAGCGCGGCCTGCTCGTCCAGCTTGCCGTCCGCGCCCTCGATCAATTCAAGCAGACGCATCGCGTGCGTTACCCTTCAGGGTTAGAAGAAATAATGCGCGGCGATTTGCAGGCCGATCACCAGCAGCGCGCCCGCGATGGCGGAGCCGATAGCGGTGGCCTTCGGATTTTTCTCGAAAAAGGATACGTCCTTCGTCACTTGCGCGGTGGCATCAGCGCCGAGTTTTGCGGGGTCGATAACGTCCATAACACTCTCCAAAGCGGCGCTTAAAGGATGCTCAGCACCAGGGCGGCGCCGATCAGCGCCCCAGTGAAGACCTCGCCCCAGGACTGGCCCTCGGCAAAATGTGGAATGGTCGGAAAGCCCCGCCGCGCCAGCAGATAGCAAGGTGCAAAGCCAAGCCCGGCGACGATCAGTATGGCAGCGGACGCAAAGCCCAGCGGGAAAAACACCAGCAGCGCCAGCGGCCACATGCAAACCATGCCTGCCTCGGCCATGCCGACAAAATCATGGCCCAGCGTGCCAATCTTCAAACCAAACCGTTCCGGCAACCAGCGCAACCAGCTTTGCTCAGGCATATTCGGAGACGGCAGCCCCATGCCCTGGAAAGGCCCCCAGCCAGAAATCATCAACCCCACCAGCAACGCCGCCGGCGCCAGCAACGTCCAGGGCGAGCAAAACGCGATCACATAGATCAGCGCCGGCGCGATACGGAACAGCCGCGCGGTATCGGTGCCAAGCTCGATGCCCGTCAGCGTGGTAAACGCCCCGCCGCCCAGCCGCCACAGCAGCGCGCACAGCGGCACGAAAATCAGGAAAGTGAACAGCGTGCCCATCACGCCACCGCCGCCGGCGCGCCGCCGGTCATATCCAACTTGCCGAGAAACACATCCATTTCCACCGCCCGGCGCTTCACCAGGCCGCCCATCGGATGCCCGCCGCCATTCACCCAAAGCGGAAACTGCGCCGCCGCCGTCGGGAAAAGCCCCAGGTTCAAATACCGCAGCATCGAGGATTGGCCGCCGGATTTCAGATGCACGAAGCCGTCCTTAACGCCCACCTCGCCCGGCCCGACATTATTGACGAAAGAGGTCAGCGCGCCGAGCTGGTCACCATTCAGCGCAATCCCCACATTATCGGCCACAATCTGCAGGCTGCCCATCAGGTCCGCCTGCAACATCGCCCACGCCTGGCCCTCATTCGCCAGCACATCGCCCGGCTGCACAGCGCGGCCGTAAATCCGCGTCGACCCATACCCAATCGTCCACGGCTCGCCACCGGATGCCGGGTCCGGATACGCGGCCAGCCGCAAGCCCTCACAGAGCTTGGAAATGCCAACCGCTTGCGCCAACGCGCGGGAAATTACATCTTGTGAATAGCTGATCATGGCCCGGATCATGGTCCGCGGCGTAACGATTTACCCGATGACGCCCGTCAGCGGACTAATCCGCATCAAACAAAGACATCTGCCCGCTCATCGCCCGCTTCTCCCGCAGAATCCGGTGCACATGACGCTCGGACATTCCGGCGCGCAAGGCAAGCTCCTTCGGCGTCAGGCCTTTTCGCTCGAAAACATGCACCCGCCACTGCCGCGCCAGCGGAATCGCGATCTCCGATCCGGCAAAATACTGGTGCAGCAGCGCGAAGGATGACGGGCCAAGCAGATCGAGCAGCTCATGCTCTTTCGGCATTTTCTTCGGCACGCCCCGCCGGGTGCCACCATAAGCCTCAACCAGCTTCAAGGTGGCGTCCTCGCCCAGCAACTCAATCATGGCGTCCAATTCGCTCAACGCGGTTTTTTCCGCTTTTGCACCCGTCGCACTTTGGGTGTCGGCGTGCCGTTTCGTTTCCCGTCCCGTTTATCGCGTTCCCGCGCCAGCCAGGCCTTCAGCCCTTCAATTACATCGTTCGCATCCTCCGGCCCCAGAAACTGCACCGCATCATGGCCAGTCTGCCTCTTAACAAAACTGCGTAACGCCGCCTCGGAATGGTGCTGAACAAACGGCTTCAGCGCACTCCAGAGTGAAAAGATCATGCGGTGATAAGCATGTTCCGCCCGCGCACTCATGGCACGCTTTTTCGATTCGTAACCCAACCTGTGAAATTCTTTTAATATCGCGTCCAGTTGCGACTCGGAGCAGTCCTTACAGCTCTCAAATCCCGTCACGCGCAGCAGCAGCGCGCGATAACTCTCATCCACCAGCGCCAGCTCTTTCTTGGCGATATGAATTTTCGCGATTCTGCTCCGCCGCGCGATGTCGGCTACCATCGCAGCATGCCCACGACGATCGCCAGCCAAAGCCAGACCAGCACGCCGATGCTGACGGCAGAGGAAATTAGCATAAACAAAAAACCAAACACATGCGGCCAGTCAATCCGCCGATACAACCGCCGCGCCCGCGCATCGGAAATTCCATAGGTCTGCGCAAGCTTCATCCGCCAGCCATTGCGCCCGGGTGCCATCACTTACGCCCCCGCAGCAAATCGGCATGGCTCGGCGCACCCAGTTTGAACGGGCCGCCAGCCGGCGCCGGTGCGCCTATTTTTGCGTCTCCCGACATCGCCCAAAACGGCAGATCGATGACGATGCCCCCCCCGGCCGGCGCGCGATATGTCAGCGCGGTCATCTTCATCTTTTCCGCAGTTTGGCCCGGCAAAGCCGGAACCCGCAGGCGCAGCCTGGTCGCGCTTTTGCCGCCGGTTTTGCAAACCTTGAACGGCCCGTTCTGCGTAATCCGCAGCAGGGCAGCATTCTCCCGCTCGCCGATCTCCACCTTCACTTTCAAGTCCAGTTTCAGCCACGCCAGGTCAGGATTCGTGACATCGAAGCTCAGCTCGAACCATTGCGCGAATCGCCGTCCCCCGCCGTTGGATGACGCGGCCAACGCAACATGGCATGTGTGGTTCTTGGCGCCCAATACGGTGGGCTTGATTTCCTTCCAGCCCATCACGCCACCTCATCCAGCTTGGCCTCGAAGGGCACAACTACGAATTCTTCATTCTGGTTGATGGTGATGCCGGCAATCCGCTGCACCGCTTCCGGCTCCAGCAAGATCGCATCCTTGTTCACCTCGCGCTTGGTGCGGATAAACCGGTCCAACCCGTTTTCTTCCAACGTCTTCAGCACGGCCTCAACCGCGCGGATCGAAACGCTGGGCGGCGTGGTACGCCACCGCACCTCGCCGCTGGCAAAAGCGTGCGTCTTCACCTTGCCGCCATTGGTCAGGATATTACGGTTGGCCTCGCACCAAGTCTGCACGCCGGCCTGCAGCGCGGTGATCGCCTGGCTATGCGGCTCGGCCAACAATTCGTAACGCGCCTTTATCGCCGCGATCTCGTCGTTCATTTCCGTCTCGATCCGCGTGCGTTCCCGCATCGCTGTCCCGATCTCGCTGATCGCCACAATCACCGCCTCCCGGCTCTGCGGCACGCTGTATTGCGCGGCCAGCGCCTTCGCCAACTTCTTCTTTTTCGCCATCATCGCTCTCCTTTGAAATCGTAATCGTTGATCCTTGATGTTTCGTAATTTCCACGTGGTAGACCCACTGCATCTCGGCGATTTTCGTGCATTCCGGGCACGCATCCAGTTGCCCGACATTCCGCGCCTGCGGCCGGACCCTGGTGCCCTTGCACAACCAGCAATCGCCGAGCGTGATCATGTCGGCTTACGCCAGGCCAATTCCGCCGGCGCGACGATCGAGACATCCGTCAGCGCCTCGACGCATGTATCCAGCAACTCCGGCGTGATGTTGATGTAGGATTTCGATCCGGTGACCGGATCACATAGAGTGATCAGGAAATACGGAATGGGCGCGCCTGGCGGCAGTATCGCCTTGCGCCGCGTCGTCAGCGCAATCGCATGGTCGCGCCAATGCATCATGATGCGCGCCGCATCCTCGCGCGTCATCATATCAATGTCTCCGCCGGCGGGTTCAGGAACAGTGCGGCGGCATCATCAAACGCCTTCTCCGCCGCCTTGCTCGCCAGCAGATCGCCGGTAAGCCGCGTGCGGAAATAGGTCTTCTGCAGCTTCCGTACCTCGATGGCCTGGCGCACCAGCCCTTCCAGCATCGTCACGCTATCCTGCAGCGGCAAAAACCGCGCGATCTCCTCCTCGACAATTTGATCTGCCTGGATTGACGCACGAATCCATCTGTTGTGTTCGTGCTGTTCACTCTTCGTCAGATTTGTCCGTTTCTCTCGGTTTAAATGGCGTGCCGCTTGCTCGGCCGTAATGCCAAAATAGGCAGCGCACAGCCGAACCGAGCGATCACTTGGCTTGTATAAAAACCCGGTCACAGCACACCTTCCTGGTCACCCGTCGAATTGGCGTAGGCCGCGCGGATATGCGCGTCGGAAAGGTCTTCCTTCGCGCCCTCGGCCACCGTCCGCGCCAGCCGCAAAACATGCATCATGTTCCGCAGCGCGCCCGGCCGCTGCGCGATATACCTCAGCGTGCTGCGCTGCTTGGCATCCTCGATCCCGGCGGCATCGAGCATGATCTCGATATCTTCCGGGGAGGATTTCATCACCTTCACCCGCTTGCCAATCCGGCTGAAAACCTGGGCGTAGGTCTCGTTGCGCCCATTGCCCTCAATCCGTCCATGCACCTCTTCATTGCCGATGAACGCAATGCCAACGCCGGCCAGGTCATAAATCGTCCGCAACTGGTCGAATGTTTTCGCCGGCAAATGCTGGCACTCGTCGATCACCAGCAAGGATTGCGTGCCGGTCAGCTTGGCGATAATCGCCCTGCAGGTCCGGTGCGGCGCCGTCTCCGGCATCCCCAGCGTTTCGCGTAAATATTCCAGCATCGCATAGGGCGTGGAAACCGAATGATAGGCCGTCATCATCCACACATTCGGATGGCTCTTTTTGTGCTGCGCCAGCGCCAGCGTCTTGCCCACGCCCGCACCCCCGGTAATCTGCACGATGCTTGGCATGGACTGCGCATATTCCAGCGTCGCCAATATCTTCGATGCCGTCCGCGTCATCACGAATTTTTCTTCCGGCAGCGCCACCTTCGCGCGCGCCAGCACCGTCGCGCTGTCAAACCAGAGCGAGATTTTTTCCTCGACCGCCTCGTTGCTGCCGCGATATTTCCCGCCCAGCCAGGCGGTAAGCGTGCTTTCGCCAACCCCGGCCATCAGCGCGACGGAGCGCAAGCTGGTCGAATGCGTGGCCACATAGGTCTTCACTTTTTCGCGTAGATCAATCGGCTGGTCTTCAATCTTTTCGGCGATGTTATCGAGCATTTCATGCTTCCTTTCGTGATGGACGGCTTGGGTAAAAGTCAGGGCTGCTCTGGCCTCACCAGCCGCAGCCCGCGGGCAAAATTCTCCTCGAATTGGTCAATCTCCGCCTGGGCATCGCGCGCCGGTTTCAGCGCGGTATTGCCGGCGAACAACGGCCGCACGATCTTGGCGTCCGGTGGCTCGTAAGCATCCACCGCCGGCTGCAGCGCCAGCAGCTCCGGCAGCGTCATCTTCCGCTCGGCCGCCAGGCGCTCGCGTGTCGCCCGCAGATACGCATTGCGCGCCGCCGCGTGCTCGCGCGCGGCGTTCGTGTCGGCAAAGCCCACGGCCTCGACCAGCTCGGCGATGCAGATCAGCGTGCCATCCACCGCGTATACCGCCAGGTCCGTATGCAGCTGCTCCGGGTCAAACCGCACGGTCACGTTCCGGCCGCGATACTCCAGCAGCTTCTCATGCCAATACCGGTTATCGGCGAGGTAGATGGCGCCATCCCGCGCGCGCACCTTCACCGCCTCCGCCGCCATCATGCACAGCCGCCGCTGCTCGGCCGTCGCCTTGCGGATCAGCGCGGACTGGTAAGACGCCTCGAACGCCTGCTGGAATGAAAGCCTGCCGCCGCACACGCGTGTGTCGCGGTTGGCGCGCGCATTATGCGCGGTAATTTCCTGCTCCACCACGCGGACAAACACGTCGATCGGCACGGCGGAATTCCCATAATTCTCCGGCTTCGCCATCGGGCTGTTGCCGGTATAAGCGCCCTCGAACGCCGGGTGTTTGGCAATATCGCGGGCAAAATCGCCAAACCCGCGCTCAATCGGTTTGCTTTGCCCGGCATAGGGCGTCGTCCAATGCACCTGGACGCCCAACTGTGTCATAATCCCCAGCGGTTCTTCGCGCTTGTATTTGAAACGATAACGATTCGGCATGCCGCCGGTCAGCCATTTGCTGGCAAAGGCGCGGCCGTTATCCAGCCAGCAATGGTCCGGGATGCCGAAGGTCTCGATCAAGTCGCCAAAGCACAGCCGCACGGCGTCCTTATTCTCGCTTTTGGCAAAGCGCCAGGCCAGGAACATGTTGGAATAAAGGTCCTGAAACCCAATCATCATGGGCCGGCTGATCGTGCCGTCTTCCCACTTCACGAACACATCCCATTTATGGCCGTCGGCATTCACCGCCTCCAGCGCATGGAAGCCGCTGCGGTCGCGTTCCTGTGCCGGGAACAGCGCCTTGGTCGCATCGCGCCCTTCGCGTGCCAGCGTCAGAACAGATTGCGGAATCGCCTCTACGCGCCGGCGCAGCGTCCGCTTGTTCGGCATCTCCCAGCCTTTCTCGACCGCGATCCGCTCGACGCGGCGGAAGCAGGAATTAAAGCTGGGCCTGGATGGCCGCAGATAATCCGCGCGGAACGCATCCCACACGGCCTCGTCAACCTCCACGGCCCGGCCGCCGCCGCCACGCGGCGCCGGTACCAGCGCAGGCAGCCAGTCGCAGCGCGGCACCCCGCGCGTGCGCGCGAACCAGTTATGAATGGTGGCCAGCGTCACGTCGTTTTCTTCCGCCACCGTGCGGATCGCGGCGGCAATGCCAAGGCGCCGGCTCAGCGCATCAATCCGCACCATCGCCTCAAGCCGCTGCGCCGCCCGGTCTTTCAGGGTCGCCGGAAGCGTCTCGTACCAGGCCCAAGCCGCCGCCCCGCGCGGCGCCGCCTGGGCGGCCTTGGCGCGCTTCTTAACCTGGTGGGCCGCATCATCATTCGCCGGCGCGTAGCGCGCTGTCAGCACCGCCTGGGCGGCCGCGGGCAGGAGAGAAATGTGATATTCGAGCCCGCCGCCGCGCCCGTTACGCTGCCTCGCCAGCTCACTCCTATCCCAGCCGGAAATCTCGGCCTTGCGCGCCACGCCGCGCTTGCTCGCCGGCATCCCCGGTAAAGCTTCCGCCGCGATCTCCGCGGCTCTAAGCCACTCGCGCATCAGCCGAGGAACACCAGGACTTGGCCGCTGGAAACCGGCTCCGGCTCCGGTTCGTGCTCGACCACTGGCTTGTGAATGCCCAGCCGTACGATCCGCGTCATGATGTCGATCTCGTCGGAGCCGTGCATCCGCGCCAGCACCGCTTGCGCGTCTTTCGGCATCAGCGAGATATGAAATTCCGCCACCGCGATCCGCGTCAGAAAACTGCCGCCGGTGACCCTCGTGCGGGAAAGCCGCCGGGGGAAAGCGCCAAACCGGCTCGCCAGCCCACGCAAGAATTTCGCATCAAGGCTTGGCAAATTGGCACGCCGCAGCTCGTGCAGGGTGAACCATTCTTTCATCACCAGAACATCCACTTCACGATCAGCGGCAGCCAGGTCAGCGCCATCACGACGGAAAAAATAATCGCCACCCAAGGCTCCGGTGGCCGCTCATGTTCATTTTTCATTTGGCGTCTCCGCTGCGCGCAATTCCTGGGCGCGAACATATTTTTCGGTCCGAATGGCCGTTTCTTGAAACCAATCCATGCCCAAATCGAAATAGAATTTCTCTTTTATATGGCTGTAAGCATCCGCAACGGCCTGCATGATCGAAGGCCGAACCTTCACTGCCATGTCGCCGGCTGCAAGGTCCCCCTTGCCAGTAGCAAGCCATTCAAGCGAGACGTGGCAAGCTGCCGCAACGCGAGCAGCGACGGGTAATGGCATGTCTCTGCCTGCCAAATAGTTGCTCAAACTCGTTTGGGGAATTTTTATTTCTTTAGCGACAGCAGTTTGACCGCCCCTTTTTGCAAGAGCGATTCTTAAACGTTCAGAACGACCCTCTGAATCTTCAGCCGCGAATTTTCTTTTCATTTTTAGCTCCCAACCCTCAATAATTTGGTGAAGCCCGCGCGCATCATTCGGTCTCCGTAATGGAGGCGAGCAAAGAATGAAGTTCATCTGCATTCGAGCGCACAAAGCTCGCCCTCTGAGACCTGGGACACGACTTCCAGGCCTTCTGCAGCGCCTTAAGCGCACCCGCCGCGGACGTCGGCTTCGCCTTACGCACCGCCTTGTCCGCGTTAAGCGCGGCCTCAATGCTGCCGCCATGCTTGGGCGCAGCGAAAACCACATCTTCAATCCCAAACTTCAATTTGCGGAGACGGTCCAGAAGCGCGCCCTTTTCAGCGGCGTCCGTCCCCTTCAAATCAGCCCAAACAGTATCAAGCTGCCGGCGCCGCAATACCGCGCGGCGAATTGTCTCTGGATGAACCCCAGCCAGGCCAGCGGTTTCTTCATAAAACTCTTTGCTTTCAGGGGTTTGCGCTAATTCCGCAAGTTGCGGGAGCTTGGCCCGCTTATCGTTCCTTTTCAGCCAGAGCCGCCACCGCATCGTAATGAACTCAGCCTGGTCGTAAGGCGATAGCTCCTGGCGATGCAGGTTCTCGTCGATTTCACGAATGCGCGCGTCGTCTTCCTTCAGACCGTCTTCGACAATGCAGGCGATAGCATCCCATTTGAGAAGCCGGGCTGCCTGAAGGCGGTGGCCACCTGTCACCAGCTTATAGCCGCGCTTGACGGGTCTGACGGTGATCGGCTGAAGGAGCCGCTTTACGTCTCCATCCTGCATTGATGCCGCCAACATTTTGACGGCATCAATGTTGATCGCACGAAGTCTGTCGGACCCGTCAATCTGGTCCAACGGGATATCGACCACCTGCGGCGCGCTCACGCCGCGGCCCTCCCAATGCGCCGCCCTCGTGGGTCCATACGCACGGGAGAACCATTTTCGTCATATCGGCTAGAGCATTTTCCGATCAAATTGGTGCATACTTTGCGTCCTTAAAGTATGCGAAGCAGTCGGCTGGCGTGATCTTTTCGATGGCTTGCGTTGCGGCCTTCTGCAGGTCATCGAGCGTGCGCGCCTC